AACGGGCCTACGTTCTCGCAGACAACCGCATCGCGCTTTCGTCCGGATGGAATGAAGAGATGCTGGCGAACGAACTGAGCGACCTGCACGCCGGTGAATTCGATATGGCGATGTTGGGGTTTGATGTCGATGAGTTGGCTGGATTGCTCAAGCTGAATGAAGATGAATCGGCCGCAATGCCAGCGGGTGAAGTTGCTGAAGATGAATTGCCGGAAGCTCCGGTTGATCCAATCACGAAGCCGGGTGATCTGTGGATTCTTGGGGAGCATCGTTTGTTGTGCGGGGATTCGACGAAGTCGGAAGATGTGTCGCGGCTGATGGCTGGGGCGAAAGCTCAATTAATACACGCCGATCCTCCGTATGGTATGGGCAAGGAATGTGACGGAGTTCAGAACGACAACCTTTACGATGACAAGTTAGACGCCTTTCAGATGGCATGGTGGAAGGCGTTTCGCGCACACGTGGACGATAACGGCAGCGCCTACATTTGGGGGAACGCTGAAGGATTGTGGAGGTTGTGGTATATCGGCGGATTGAAAGAGAGCGAGCGGCTGACGTTTCGCAGCCAAGTGATATGGAACAAGCCACCATCAGCATCAGCGTGGGGTTCGCCAATCGGATCGGATAAAATGAGAAGCTATCCACACGGGTACGAAGTGTGTCTGTTCTTTATGCTTGGCGAGCAGGGATTCAACAACAACGCAGACAACTATTGGGATGGATGGGAACCGATACGGGCATACCTTGCGAGTGAAATGGAGAAGTGCGGCGGGCAAAAGAATTGGAAGGCTGCACTCGGTAATCAGATGGGCGGTCACTATTTCACGAAGTCTCAATGGAGTTTCCCCACGGAAGAAGCATACAAGAAACTTCAGGCGTTCGCCAATGGTGACGCCTTCAAGCGGGAGCACGACGAACTCAAGCGGGAGCACGACGAACTCAAGCGGGAGCACGACGAACTCAAGCGTGCGTTCTATGCAACGCGAGCCTACTTCAACAACACACACGAAAACATGACGGACGTTTGGGACTTCCCGAGAGTCACAGGCGAAGATCGACACGGTCACGCCACGCCGAAACCCGTCGCAATGATGGTGCGAGCGATTAAGTCGTCCAGCCCGGAAGCGGGACTCGTGGCGGAACCGTTTGGCGGAAGTGGCTCAACCCTGATTGCGGCGGAGCATTGCCGACGCCGCTGTTTCACAATCGAACTTTCACCGGCGTATTGTGATGTCATCGTGAAACGCTGGGAGAATCTGACAGGGAAGAAGGCAGTATTGGAGTCGGTCTAATGTCCGAACTAATCGACCCGCAGCACGCAAGGCGAGACCTGAAGCAACTGGAGGGGGCGATCCGTAAAGGGTTTAGAATACCAGACGCGATTTACGACAACGCTGCGGTGATCATGGGGCAGATTCTTTCCAAAGGAAACAACAGAGAAAAGGTTGCCGCGGCTCGTGTTATTGTCGCAATGAACGCTCAGAACAATCCGCAGCCCCAGCAGCAAACGATGGTCAACGTCGGAGTAAAAATTGAGAACAACAATTCTGACGCCGGACGAACTCTCGCGAGTCAGATCGTTGACAGAATCAGAACTGCACGCATTTCTGGAAACGATTCCGGATGACGTTCTCGATCAGCTTGCAGCGGAAATCGACGGCGCGAATCAAGCCGGTTCCGGAGCCGACTATGCCGCAGCCCGCTCAGCACGTAACGCTGAAATCATCAACGCGAAGACGGCAGCATCCCAGGAGATTGGGCCGCTGCCGGATATTGCCAATCCACAACGCCGGGAACGATGTGCCGCCGATAACTTGCTGTTCGCCGAAACATACTTTAAGCCGACTTTCTACCTTCCGTGGGCTCCTTACCAACGGGCAATGATGGACCGTTTTCAAGACGTCATTTTCAACGGAGGCAAAGAAGCACACGCTGTTCGGCGCGGCGGGCTGAAGTCAACCTGTGCTCGTGTTGCGACCATTTGGGCGGCCGTCAACGGTCATCGAAAGTTTCCGGTTCTGGTGGGAGCTACAGACGACAAGGCGAACGAACATCGAGAAAACTTCTTCAGCCTGTTAGCATCATCGCCGACGCTGCTTGACGACTACCCTGAGTTGACTCCGCTGCTGTTGAAGCTGCGACAACCGAAACGCCAGTTCAGGCTGAATGGCAGGCCGTTGACGCTGAGCCACAAGGACGAACGAGGCCGAATCGTGTTTGCAGACATTCACGACGCTCCGTCATGCCAGTGCCACATCGCACCGTATTCGATCAACTCAACAGACGTTTCTGGGCTGTCCTATGTCGATCGATTTGGCGTCACGGTACGTCCGGACCTGCTGACGTTCGACGATGTTCAAACGCCGCAGACCGCAAAGTCTCCAACGCAGACGGAGGAACTTGAAGACCGAATAACCAAAACGTTTGGCGGTCTTGCGGGGCTCGGTCAGAAGATGGCACAGATCATGGTTTGCACAGTCCGCGAACCTGATGACCTGACGATCAGATTTCTGAATCGAGAACGGCACAAGGACTGGCACGGCAAGGTTTATCCGTCCGTCCTGCGAATGCCGGACAGAATGGACCTGTGGGATTCGTACGCGGCGAAACTCGGGCAGGGAGCAACACCGGACGACGGTAAGAAACTCGCTCAAGAATTCTACATGCAGAATCGGGCTGCGATGGATGCGGGCGGCGTTATCGCCTGGGAGCATGACAAACTTCCCGACGAAATCTCTGCCCTGCAATCACTCATGACAATCAGGGCACTGGATCCGGAGTTTTTCCGCAAAGAGATTCAGCAGGAAGGCGAGGCCCCTGTCAATACAAGCGGGCTGAAGCTCGATTCGCAGACACTGATGAATCGGCTATCAAATGTTCCGCGCGGAGTGATGCCGGAAAGCTCGAGCTTCCTGACAGCGTTCATTGACTCATCAGATCAAGTCTTGTGGGGAATGGTGCTGTCGGTCAACTCAGACTTCAGCGGAGCCATCGTCGATTACCGGACATGGCCAGATCAGGGACGGCCAATCTTCTACAAGTCGGATCTTGTGAGAACGATCGGGCAGGAATCACCCGGAAAATCATGGGAAGAGGCCTTCGTTCACGCTCACAATCGGTTCGAGGCGGAACTATTCGCCGACTTCCCGGACGTTGACATTTTGCTCAAAGACTGGTCGGACGGCGGGCAGATGCCGCTGATTCGATCGCAGATTCAGGCCAGCAAAGAGCGGTCACGAATGCGGCCGTCAAAGGGGTTTGCCATCGCGGCCGGACGGAAACCGATTCATCTGTGGGGGGATCCTGTTCGAGACAAATCCGGTACTGGCTGGGTTGAGCGCCGGTCGGACACACCGACGCACGTTCAATTTGACGCAAACCTGATGAAGAGTTTTGCAGCCCGGCGATTGATGACAGCTGTGGGAGCTCCGTCAGCAATCGTTCTGCCTGGAACTGAAGAGCGATCAAACCGACTGCTTGCCGAACACTTCACGGCGGAAACTCCCAAGGAAAAGGCGATCGACGGAGCAAAGTCGATTGTGTGGGCTCAGAACGTCGGGCGAGACAATGACTGGTGGGATACCTTTGTTGGGTGTCTCGTGGGTGCCTCTTTGATGGGATGCAAGTTGAGTGGAGATACTGGAACGCTTAGAGCGCAACGAGTGGCCGCTGTGATACCTCAGGATCGATTGCGGAGGAGGGCAGTATGATTCAGGATCGTGAGCCAGCCAAGATGCCAGTTTATCTTGACGAAGATGGTATTCCGACGTGTCCTAAGTGCGGCTGCAAAGATACTAAAGTTACGCACTCACTCGGGTGGAGTCAGCGAGGATATCAGCGGCGGCGAGTGTGCAATAATGACAACTGTGGATGGGTGTTCCCGCGGTCAGTCGAGACGTTCGACGAGCAACTGTGAGTTTATTTTTAAACGCGATGCTACATATATCACGACCTGCATTAAATAGTCTCGACCAAATTCCGCGCGTCGATAGTCTTGTGCGTAACTCTTACGAGAAACGCTATGACAGACGCCATCACAGATCAAATCGCAGCGAACGCACTGAAGAATCAAACCGTCTCTAACGACGGCGTGACAGTGTCGAAGTTTTCCAATGCGGATCTGGTTCAGGCCGCAAAGTTTGTCGGTGCGAATAACGCATTAGAGCAAATCGCCGCTGGCACACATTGGTTCGCTGGCGTTCGCATGGTCCCCCCTGGAGCCGGAGGGACTAGCATTGGCGATTGCTAATCGCATTCTTCGTGCACTTGGATTAGCTCGCCTGTCCGACGTACAGGCCGCCTGTGATCTTACGCGCACGACGTATGAGAATAAAAACCACTGGAAAGACGCCGACTCACTTTCCGGGCGGTCTGCGTATCCACAATCAGAACGCAAGATTGCTCGTGAGCGTTCGCGAATGGAAAAAGCGTCGAACTCCTGGTATTCGGGAATGATTCGCACCGCTCGGGCTCATGTTGTTGGCACGGGCCCGCGACTTCAGGTGTTGACGCCTGATGCTGTTCGCAATGATCGCATAGAAAAAGCGTGGAAAAAACACGCAACTGAAATCAATCTAACTGACACACTCGGCACTGCCGTTGAGGCCGATTGGACTGACGGCGAATGGTTCGCAATGCGAGCCGAAAACACAAAGCGTTTTCCTGTTACAACCGACGTTCGGCCATACGAGGCGGATCAGGTTTCTCAGCCGTACTTCCTGCAGCTTGACCCGTCCGTCGAAGACGGAAAAAAGGTCGATGACCTCGGAAATGCAGTCGCATACTGGATCTACGATAATCATCCCGGAGATTTCAATCTCGGTCACTCCAGCCCTCTCAGTGGAGACTGGTATCCAGCGAGTGATGTTATTCACCTGTATCGGGCTGATCGGCCAGGGCAACTGCGCGGGTTCCCGCGATGTGCTCCGGCTATCGACTGGCTTGCGCACATGCGTCGGTTCAGCAAGGCAACATTAAGCGCGGCTGAGCGGGCGGCATTGTGGGGCATGTTTGTTAAGACGACAGGCTCCGCTGTAGTGCCAAAGATTATGGCCGATTTTGCTAGCGTGGAATGGGAGCGTAATGCGCTAAATTTCATGCCGGACGGCTGGGAGCCGGTATCGTTTGACTCAAAGCATCCTGGACAGTCGAACGCAGAGTATCAGAGAACAGAACTCACGTACTTCTGTCGCTGTGCAAACATGCCGTACAGCCTTGCGTCTGGATCGTCGCGAGACTCGAACTTTTCCAGCGCAAAGATGGATATCAAGAATCTCTGGGAGCCGGAGGTCAAGGCGGAACAGGATAGGCTAAACCGACTCGTGATGTCGAAACTGTTCCGGTGGTTTCTTGAGGACATCGCGATCAGCACAGACATACTCGACGGTGCGGGCCTGATTGGGGATATCGAATTCCGATTCTATTGGCCACCAATTCCGCAGTCTGATGAGGCAGAAGTTGCATCGGCTGCGGAACTGCGAATGAGTACAGGGCAATCGTCACCAGCTGGTGAAGCCGCAATTCGTGGCGACGACTTCGAGCAGCAGTGCGTCATCTCAGCAGCAAATTACGGCGTTACCGTAGACGAATACAAACGGGCATTGTTCGCAAAACATTTCGGACTCGATGTCAGTGGGAACGCTCAACCGAGTGACGGACAGGTAGCAACCCCTGGTGCATTTGCCGGAACACGTCGCCGCGACTTCACGAATAACCAAAAAGCGACAGCGGACGTTCTTCAGTCCATGATCGACGGAGGGTCTGAGGTTGTCGCCAAGGCTTCGCTAACGCGACTCGGTTGGAGTGACGCACAGGAACGAGCATTGATCGACGACGCTCGTGATGGGGCGATCAATTCTGCCATTCTTGATCCATCTCAGACGGCACCGATAGAAGAGGAAGTGACATGACGACACCGAGTCGATTTTCGATTCTGGCTTACACGGGCGGCAAACTCCGCGTTACTGGCTTCGATTTGCCAGTGGTGGTTGATCTAGCCGGTCTAACGGCAGAAGGTGAGATTCCAATCACCATCAAGCACGACACGGGTGATGCCACAATTCTTGGACAGACTGATCCAGAGCAGATCGTCAACGACGGCCGCTCACTGATGCTGGCTGGTGCTGTTACGGCGGATCCAGAACTATCTCCGTCAGTGAAGCGAGTCATTGCCATGCACGACAAGGGGCACAAGTGGCAGGCAAGCATTGGCGCACAAATTGAAGAATCGACTGACATTGCGGCCGGGCAAACAGTCAACGTGAACGGCCAGAACATTGAGGGGCCGTTCACATTAGCGACGGCGTCTGTGCTTCGTGAAACAGCTGTTCTTGGAATGGGTGCTGATCGAAAAACGACAGTCACTTTGTCTGCAGAGGCAACCCTGAATCTAACCGCCGAAGCGGATGACGTCGCAGATACTGATGAAGCGTTTTCCGTGTGGGCAAAAGACCATCTCGGATTGAAACAGGATCCGGGAACACTCGGAGAAGCTGGGCTTGTGGCGTTGAAATCGCTGTACGCACAAAGCCTTCGCGAGATGGCAGATCAAATTGAACTGGGTGGCAGCGATGCCGCTGAAGCTATGACCGACGAAACAGAACAGCCCATTGTTGAGGCTGGCGAAACCCCGATTCCAGATCAATCAAATGATCCAGAAAAGAAAGAACCAACGATGAGTGCTGAAGCAGATATCGAACTGAAGGCAGAAACCGACGCTGGTATCATCGCCAGCCGCAAAGCCAGGGCAGCTGAGATTCGTCGCCAAGCGGCAATCGAAGCAAAGTGTGGCGGCGACAAGATGCTCCTGGCAAAAGCTATTGACGGCGGCTGGAGCGAAGAAAAGGCAGAACTGGAATTCCTTCGACGCCGAAACGCAAAGGCACCTGCTGGACACGTTGTCTCCGAGTCTCGGGCCGACACGCTGCAAGCGTTACAGGGGGGAATGCTGCTGCGGGCTGGCGTCCGCCTGGACAATCCGGCATTTGCGACCGAAAAAGGCTATGCACTCAAATTGCCAGCATGGTTGCGAGCGGGTGTTAACACCGACCAGCGACAGAAGGCAATGGAAGCTGGCTGGAAGTATCGCGATATGAGCATGGTCGACCTGTGCAGGGCAGCCTGTGCAATCGATGGCAACAACAGCCAGTTTCTGGACGGGTCGAACAGCGGGTTCATTCGTGCTGCCGTGAGCGGTGCAAGCTTGGCAAACGTCTTTACGACGAACATGAACGCACTGTTGATCCAGAAGCTAGAAGAGTCTGGGGATTCAACAGGCGGTTGGACTCGGGAAGCGGACGCTGCCAACTTCCAGACAATGGACCGCATCCGACTGGTGAAGGGCGGAAACCTGACGAAGCACAAGCGAGGCGGAACTGCGGATCATGCGACTCGCTCCGATCAGGTCGAGTCCTACAAGATTGCGAGATACTCGCAGCAGTTCGCAATCGACGAGCAGGACATTATTGACGATCATTTCCAGGCATTGAAAGATATGCCTGACGAAATGGCAATGGCGTGTGGACGATTGCGACCGGACTTGTGTTATTCGATTTTGCTGGCGAACGGCAATCTCGGGGCCACTGGTGCAGCATTGTTTTCTGCCTCACAGCCAGCTGGTATTGACGGCGGTTCTGCACAGTCGAATCTCGTGTCAAGCAGCGGTGCTCTGGCACAGGCGACACTTCAGGCGGCTATGGCTGCAATGTTCAACTTCCGCGAGAACGGGGTTGGCTTGAACACGTACCCAACACACATCCTTGTTCCGATGGTGCTCGCGGGAACAGCATACAACTTGCTGCAAGGGCAAAACATTGCGGCGGGTGCTGGGACAACCAACTCGGGTGACATTAACCCACTGGCAGCGATTCAGGCGAAGTACGGCAGGATCGAAGTCGTAACGGATCAGCGATTAACAAACGGTGTCGTTGATCCTAACACCGGCACCGCTTACAGCGGGTCCTCAACAACCTGGCGATTGATCAGCAACCGAGTTCCTACGATCGAAGTTGCTTACCTTCGAGGCTCAGGCCGCGCACCACAGGTCCGCCAGTACATGCTTGACCGCGGGCAGTGGGGCATCGGCTGGGACGTCAATCTTGACATCGGGGCAAAGGCCATTGAATGGCGTGGCATGTTTGAATCTCGCGCCTAATTGAGGAGGGCACATGGAATATCAATTCTTGAGAGACGTTACGGTCAATGGTGTCGCCTTCAAAGGTGGCGACACCATTACCGAAGCGGATATTCCAGTGGGCTCGTTTGAAAGCCTACTGGCAACATGGCTCGCTCCGCTTCCGGCAGCCGTGATTGAGACAACTGAAAATGAGGCTGCAGAATTAACCGCTGTCGTCGACAGTGAAACGACTCAAACAGAATCACAAATCCCGATTCGAAAGGGCAAGAAATGACACAGGCAATTTTCCGAAAACTCGACTGGCTTGTCGATTACTACAACTCAGGCTCCGCGTTGCCGTGCGGTGCTGTTGTCATCACAGCAGACGGGCGAATCGGTGTAGTTAATGGACTTCGAGGAATTGCAGCAAACGAGTGGGGAACACTGGCAGTTGCTGGGCATTTCGATTTCTGCAAAGTAACCGGCGCACTCTCTGTTGGTGATCGTGTCTACTGGAATCCTACCGGAGATCCGGTTGTCGGAACGGCTGGGACAGGGGCCGCAACAGGGACAGTTGCAAATGGGTTGAAGCTTGCTGGTATCGTCGAATACGCCGCCGCGAGCGGAGACGCGACAGTGCGCATTCTACTGAATGAAGCAAATAGTTTTCGAGGCCCGAATCGACCTCCAGTCCTCGCTGTCACTGCTGCGGGTTCGACAATCGCCGATGCCGCTCAGTTGATTGAAGGGCTGAATATTGTCACCGGTGCCGATGGTACAAAGGGTGTAATTCTCCCTGTTGCTGTCGCCGGAATGACAGTTGAGGTTAAGGGCGTAACGGCAGGCGTTCTGAAGATTTATCCGGTTTCCGGATCGACCATCAACGCATTGTCAGCGTCGGCCGCCATTAGCTTGGCATCAGGAGCCGTGCCAGTAATTCTAAGAGCAAGTTCCGCCACGCAGTGGTACACGATTCCTCTTCTGCCG